ATAAAAAAGACGCATTAAAGGATTATATTTTAGTTAATGACCGAATCTTGAAATTCTACGAAAAATACCCAGAAGGCAGAATTATAACAAGCATTGTATCATGGACAGAAGGAAGAATTGTAATGCAGGCGACTATTTATCGCGATCATGAAACTGAAAAAGCATTATCAATAGGACACGCATACGAACAGGAAGGAAGTACATTCATTAATAAAACATCGGCACTTGAAAATTGCGAAACATCAGCAGTAGGCAGAGCGTTAGCACTTGCAGGGTTCGAGATCAAGAAAAGCATTGCAAGTAAAGAAGAAGTTGAAAATGCACAGGCTAAACAAGAACAGCTAAAAAAGGAAGAATCAATTGAGATTCCCGAGATCATACGAAATTTATATCAAGAAAAATTCGGTAATCTTGAAAATTTCGAATTGAACATCAGCAAGCTAAAAGAAAGAGGTTTCACGTATGAAGAAATTTATAATCGGTTGGAGGGCAAAAAATGAGCGAAATTAATACATTTCAAATTAAAGGCGTATTGTATGCAGAACCAAGATTATTTGGAAGTGGTGAAAAGACAGTATGCAAAGCATTGATTAAGACAAAGAAAAATTTTATTAATGTTGTAGCATTTACTGAAAATTCTCGGATTTTATATTCGCACACAAAAGATGAGGAAATACATTGCGAAGGTTATGTTAAATCAGGGAGTTACGAGAAAGACGGAAGAAAAGTTTATACGCAAGATTTAGTCATTGAAAAATTTTATGGAATCAAGAAAAAAAATGAAATTGAAGATTGGATGAGATAGATGGAGTATCAAACAATAGCAAAAGAAATCATTGAATGCCTTAAACGATTGAAAGAGCAGGAACAAACATTGCATGCCGCGGCAAAAGAAAGAGCGACTACAGAAGCAGTATATCGCCGATCACTAGCAGTTGAGATCATGAAGCTAAAACAAATGGGCATTCAAACGTCAATAATTAGGGATGTAGCGCATGCAAACTTAAACGACATCATAATGGATAGGGAATTGCAAGATTCCCTATTCACAGCCAAACGAGAGAGTATAAGAGCAATTGAAACTGAAATCTCCGCGTGGCAAACAATAGCGAAATTTTATGAAAGGGATAGATGATCTATGTACAGTAAAGAAGATCAGATCAAGAGCAACAGAATAAAACAAACTCAGCGACAAAAAGGAGAAATAAGCTTGAAAGTCCGTCAAGAAGTTAAAACCCGAAGCAACGGAGCGTGTGAAGTATGTGACATGCAAAGAGCTACAGAAATGGCGCACGTCATCAGCAGGGTAAGGATTGAGCATAAAACAACAGCAGATGACATTCTTCATACATGTTATGAATGCCACAAATGGCTTGATGGAAGCATTCACGGCGCGGCATACAAAGAAGGAATAAGAACAGATAGAGAAAGAACAAGAAGAATGGAGGGAATGAAATGAAGCTGTGGGTTTATAAAAAAATACTTGATGCACTTCTTAAAACAAATTCATATAAAAAAATTTATTTAAGAATTTGGGAATTATATCATATTGAAAAGTTGAAATCATATCGATGAATAGCAATATATTAATACGTATGTTAATATCAATTCAGGAGGTGAGATCATGGAAACGTTATACACAGTCAAACAATTTGCGGAAATGTTGAATATGGCGGAAATTACAATACGTCAATGGATGGGAAATGGCAAATTGAATTTCGTTAGAATCGGAAGCAAATCGGTTCGGATTCCTCATTCAGAATTAAACAGAATCCTTAATAAACGGGGGTAAAAAATGAAAAAATATTATTGGCTTAAACTTAAAGACGACTTCTTTACTCAAAAGGCAATAAAAAAATTACGAAAAATAGCAGGAGGTGACACGTTTACAATCATTTATCTGAAGATGATGTTGGTTGCGATCAAGTCAGAAGGAAAAATATTTCACGAAGGAATCGAAACTAACTTCCACGAGGAGCTTGCACTTGATCTTGATGAAGATGAAGAAAATGTAAAATTGACTATATCTTATTTACTCAATCACGGATTAATGGAAGAATCACAAAACGAATATTTTCTTCCCGAAAGCATAACAAATACAGGAAGCGAGTCAGATTCAGCCGAAAGAGTAAGAAAATTCAGAAATAAAACGTTACAATGTAACAGCGATGTAACATCAAGTAACGCACTAGTAACGACTAGTAACGCCGAAGTAACAACATGTAACACAGAGAAAGAGATAGAGATAGAGAAAGAGAAAAGAGAAAGAAAGAAGAAATATAATAAAGATTCAGAAGAAATATTGTCATACTTGAACCTAAAAAGCGGTTCAAATTACAGAATGATTGACAGTAACTTGAAGTTGATTGATGCACTTATAAATAAAGGTTACTCAAAACAAGATGTATTAACAGTCATAGACAAAAAAACAGAAGAATGGAACGGGACTGATTATCAACAGTACTTAAGACCGATGACACTATTTGGCAATAAATTCGAATCCTACTTGAATCAGCCGATCATTAAAAAACAAAGCAATTATGAAAGAACAACAGACAAGCTAACAGAATTATTTAATCAATACGGAGGTGAAGAAAATGAACAAACAAGAGATATTAAAAATATTTTCAATATTTAATGTATGCTACCCGAAATTTATCGAATCAGGAAAAGAAGAAGTCATGGTTGAAGTCTGGTATCAGATGTTAAAAGAATATCAATATGATTATGTGATGTTATCATCTCAAAACCACATAAAGAAAAGTAAATTCGCGCCAACAATACACGACATTATAGAAGGCATTACAGACCTTCAGAATATAGGCAGAATTGACGCAATGACAGCATGGGGGATTGTTACTAAGGCAATACGATATTATGGCTATTATCGACAGCTAGACGCCTTAAACAGCATGCCGCAAGATGTAGCCAAAATAGTCGAATCAATGGGATGGCAAAATTTATGTATGAGCGAAAACGAAATCGCGGATAGAGCGCATTTTACAAAAGCTTATGACACGATGCAGAAGCGCGAACAACAGCTTGCATTGATGGGAGATCAATTAACAAAACTATTGGGGAAGTGATCATATTAAACCACTTATATTAAAATTGCCACCATCAGTAAATCATATGTATGTTAATGCGAAGATCAGAGGAAGAAATATAAGGATATTGCGCAAACATGCGAATGACTGGTTCAACGATGCTATGCAAAAAACTGTTTCATATATCGAAGAAACGAAATGGGAGAAGGCAGATCAAAAGGTCATCATCGAAATTTATTTATATTATCCAAATCTAAAAACACGGGATTCTCACAATATGTTAAAAATTATGCTTGATGTATTGGAGCGGGGCGGTATATACACAAACGATAAATACGCATTACCGCGCATAATGGATTTTCAACTTGATAGATCAAACCCGAGAATAGAGCTAAATTTCAGTTTATTCAGATCACTATAGGTGATTTTTTTTTATTAAAATATATGTTGACACACAATAAAATATACCTTAATATAAGATTATCAAAGCAAAGGAGCGATAACAATGACACTAGATCAATTAAACAAAATGCTTAGAGAATACAGAAAAAAATATCTTGAAACGTTACATGGATTTGAAACTTATATACGAGATGATGAAAGAAGCAGATTAAATGATCATTACGGAAAGAAGATAAAAGAAGTTGAAATGATGATCAGGAATCAACTTGAAAATATAAATTGACATATAATAAAACATAATGATATAATGAATTATACGAATAAGGAGGTGAACAAAATGGAGAGATTAGAACAACAAATCGTAAATAAAATCGAATCATTAATCGATTTACTGACCGAAGGCGAATTAGATACAGTAGAAAAGGCAAGAATCAAAGGAATGATACAAGGATTAGAAAATGCGATTGTGATGATGAACAGATTTAAATAATAAAAGCCGAGGGCGGCGGCAAATCCGCCCGATTAAAAAAGGAGATAATCAAATGTTTAATAAAAAAATGAAAGAAGCGATTCAAGAATTTTGGAAAGATGATGACGGTTATTGGGTGATACTTAAAGAAGGATATGAAGCACAGCATGACGGCGCAAGAACGGTTAATGGCGAAACCTACTCGGATTTAATCAGAGAAATGAAATTGATCAAAAGGAGTTAATAAAATGGAGTGCAGAATCAAAAAAATAAAAAAAGAATATGTTGTTTACATCGATGACAAAAAGGATAAACAGTTTATAAATTTAGACCTAGCACTTGATTACATCAAATCGATAAAAGGAGCGAAAAAATCATGATCAAATATCAAGGGATTGTAATAGACAGATTCAATGGAGAATCAGTAAAGACACGATATTATACAACATGGGGTGAAGCACAAAAAGCCGCGGAAAAATTAAGCGAAAAATACTATCTAAAATGGCGAGGAAACATTACAGTTGTAAGCAAAATAAACACAAAGGACAAATTCTATAAAACAATTTGCAATGGTTTCGTATGACAGAAGCGACCGCGAACATGTTAATCACAGTAACAGTAATAAGCGTGATCACTAATCTGGCAGTATTTATAGCAATGATCATATTGATATGGGTGGAGAATAAGCAATGAAGAAAATAATATGTGAAGATTGCAAGGGTTATGGATATTTCAAGATAGACAACATTCATGAATCATGTCAGATGTGTAATGGTAACGGGTATCATCTATATCTTGAAGAAGGGGAAGAATTCGGTAATGATTGCAAAAGCGGAAAATGCGATTGATTGGGAAACAGCAACATTTCAACAGCTACATGAAATCATCTTTAATGATAATGAATGTGATCTTGAATACAAATGGCAAGCATTACACGAAATGAGGAAACGAAATGGACAAAATAAACCCGAATCATTATAAAACAGGCGGAATTGAAACAATAGACTACATCGCGGCAAAGATGACTACAGAACAGTTTGAGGGATATTTGAAAGGAAATGTTATCAAATATATAAGCCGATATAATGAAAAGAATGGGATTGAAGATTTACACAAGGCGGAATGGTATTTATGCAGGCTAATAAACTTAAAAGAAAATTTAAGGGAGATAAAAAAATGAAATTCGTAAAATTTAGTTTCTTTTTTATGATAAGAATACCGTTCATTTTACCTGATTTTTTATATATACGGGAAATGAAAAGACGAGGATACGGTATGTGTGAAGAATGTGGAATTTTAATCATCAGACGAGGTGCAAATTATTGCAGGTACTGTGGAACAAAAATAACTGTTAAACATGAGTGAACACTAGGAGGAAAAAAATGAAAGATATATTAGAAAGTATTTTAGCAGGTATTAAATTAGGGATAATTTTTTCGCTTGCTTATATCATGTTAGATTATTTCTTAAAATAACCATTAAATACGAGGTGAAAAAATAATGGAAGCAGGAGATTTCGAATTATTTTTTATTGAACATATCAAAGAAATGAAAGGAAGAATAGCAACATTAAAAGATGAACAAATTTTTCTCGAAGGAAAGCTAGAAGCGTATGAGCATTCGTTAAAAACTCTGAAAAAATCGAATTGGAAAAATGACTAAAGACAAAATGGCATTTACAGACAAAAGTGATGACATGACCAATCAAGCAATCAATGCAGTCTATCGGCATATGCAAGAAGAGTTTAATTGAAACAGGAAGGATGACCCGACTATTATAAATTTAGAGTTTGCTTTTCCAGATGGCGGAAAATTAGTTTATATACCAGAAAAAGGAGATTAAACAATGACTGATTATCATATGTATTTTAGCATTATAGCCGAGCCGCTAGAAATCCAATTGAATAAACAAGGTTACACATTGGGAGAGAATTCCGAAAGATATGACGTGATGCTTAAGCATATATTTGCTTTCCACATGAATGGTATATTGACAAAAAGTGAAGCGGATAAAGCATTACAAAGATACAACAAATTTATTAGAGGAATAGCAAAGGAGATGAAACAATGAATGACATAGTAAAAGCAATTATAGCAGGATTGGGATTTGGGTTACTTTTTTCCGCGGCTTATTTTATCGGGTGGTGGACATTATGACAGAAAAACAAATTCCGCATAAAGTCACAGAAAAACAATTACAATTGATTGAAGCAATGAAAACAACAGGAAATTTGAAAGAGTTACAAAAGATTGTAAAGTGGCAAGGAAGAGAATTGCACAACATGATCGGATATTTTGTCAGCAGAAAATTTATAAGAAGAATATCAAAATCTACTTATGTACTGAATTATAGTTATTTATATGATAACGTCAAAGAATCGTTTGAAGAAGTTGAAACAGATGGATTAAAAATTGATTTGAATTTAATACCTAAGGAGATTCAAGATTATTTATGGGAAAACAGACAAAAGACATGCTCCGAATTAAAATTGAAAACAAAATTGCCCAGACTTTATATTCGCCAATACATATACGAAATGAAGCTAAAACATTTCCCGAGGAACAGCAAATCATTGTAAAAAGCGGAGAATATCTCGGAGCAAGTGAAGTAAACGTAATCATCAATCAAGAATACAGATCAGCATTTAATTTGGCGCAAGAAAAAGTCGGAATCATCGAAAAAAAAGAAATCGATAATCAATTTACACGTTACGGAAGCATGATTGAACCGTTGATCATAAATCATATTGAAAAGCATGGTTATATATTCGATGTCGAAAAAAGGCGATGTCATCAATATAAATTAAGCGGTATTGTTGACGGTATCGATAGACAAAAAAACGTGATCTTGGAAGTCAAGACATATTTCAAGAATCCTAATTTCGAATCATATGTTAATCAAATTCATGTTTATTTTCATATATGGGGCTTGAAAGATGCATTGTTGGCGATATATAGACAAAGCGACATGTTTGACGCCCAACAAATCGAAGTTTATAATATATTAAGAGATAATTCAAGAATTGAAAATATATTAACAAAAGTTGATGCATTTTGGAAAAAATGCGAGATGCTCAAAGTAAACAGAGATATGAAAAAGAAAGAATTCGATAATCTGGAGGTTGATCATGTTATTAGATAAAAAAATGTTAATAAACTTTTTAAGAGATTTGCAGGAAAATGGATATGACATCAATACGATTCATAAAATATTAAAAGAAATTTATGACGGTACATTCGATGAACATGACCCGAGATTGATTGATAAGCGTATGCAGATATTTGAAAGAATTTCGATTGAAAGAGAAAGACAAGATGAATTGCATGAATTCCCGCATAATATAAGACTTGCAGTATTGATGGAAGAAGTAGGAGAAATAGCGAAAGAATTGCAAGAGAAAGAACAATATAAGAATGTTATAAATCTATATATAGAGCTTATACAAACGGCCGCGGTATGTGTGAGATGGATTGAGGAAATTAGCAAGGAGTTAAAACAATGAAAATCATTTATAAACAGATCAGCGAATTAATCCCGTACATCAACAACCCGAGGAAGAATGATCATGCAGTTGATGCAGTAGCCTCATCTATTAAGAATTTCGGGTGGCAACAACCTATAGTTATAGACAAACAAAATGAAGTCATAGCAGGTCATACAAGGCTTAAAGCGGCGCAAAAGCTCAATCTAAAGGAAGTGCCTTGCTATGTTGCAGAAAATCTAACAGACAGCCAAATAAAAGCGTATAGAGTCGCGGACAATAGAGTTAATGAAGAATCAAATTGGGATTTCGATTTACTGAAGATTGAATTGCAAGGAATCGATGAATTTACAGGGTTCAGCAAACAAGATATGAAGATGTTTGAAT